CATTGCCATATATTTTACAAGAGCTGTATACATCTAATGTAATATTATCATTTTTAAGTAATTGCATGGCACCTAATATAACGTTTAAGCCACGCCAAGGGGTTGGGTGAAATATCATTTTAATAGGATCACCTTTTTTGTATATCTTTCTCTCTGGAAAATTATCTATAGCATTTTTAATTACTGTGCATCGTTCTGTTGGCACTTTATAAAAATATCTAAACTTCTCATAACACCAATGTGAATTAAAAACATACCAATCATATTTTGTATGATTATCTTTATTCTTAAACCAAGGGGCTAGATTAGGTTGATCAAATGAATTTTGTTGCCATAGAATATTTATTTTATCTTTGGCTAATGGTATTTTTTCTGGAACAGATGTTGTGATTTGAAAGTTACTTAGTAATTTTGAATCAACGTATTTTTCAAGTTGCTTGTATTGTAGCTCTGTACCACCTATTGGCTGCATTAGTCATTCTTACCAAATACATCTAAAGATGCAACTGTAATCTCTACGTCTTGTTGAAAATCATCTTCAGTAGTATCAGTATCGGTATCAGCAACATCAGAATCAAAATGAGCTTTGCTATCATATACTTTACCCGTCCTTTTATTTTTGACTATTTCTTTAGCCTTCGCAGGTAAAACAGGTATAGCTTCACCATTAACTATTTTATATTTTTGATCTGACATACTTCTCCTTCCAATATAATTTTCTCTCAAGCCTTCTTATTCGGTAATCAAGATTTTCTATTCCTAAAAGCTTTCTAAGTAATCTAATCATCTTTTTTTCATATTTCTTTTTTCAGATTTATTCAATCTTTTTTTATGTCTGCCAGGTCTTTTCTTTCTAGTAGATCCTTTATAAGTATTGACTCCAAATTTAGGTGCCTTACCCATTCTCTTGAGACCTATCGATCAAAGCATATGACACAACACCCGTCACTACATTACTAACATCGGCACTAAAAGATACACCATCTCCAGCTTCTAAATTTAATACATTTGATACTGCATTTTCTGATGTATCAGTTGTAAGTGTTTTTATAAAAAATTGAAATGATGCACCAGCAGATGAATCTACTAAAGCACCTTTTACTTCAACATCACCAGTATGATCATTAGCGAGTGATATTTCTTTTACAATACAAACACCACTTGTTGGACTTGTAAAAACTGTTTTTACAGATGTTGTATCTAATGTGAATCCTTGATTTTTATATTGTATTGTCATTGCATAAAAAAGTTAAAAGCTTGTTGTTCATTTTTTAAATCTTCTTGATAAGAAGTATTTAATTGTGTTTTAACAGTATCTAAAGACTGAATAATTTGTCTTTGGTTTTCTGCTTCATAAGTTGGCTTAGGTTCAGGAATATATGTAGTAATTTTAGCCATTAAAAACTCCCCATCGCATCTGATCCACCAGGCCCTTGAGACCCAGGAGAAGCACCACCTCCGCCTCCATCTCCACCACCGCCATAAGCTTGATTACTTTTCATGGCTCTCAAGGCATCTCTTTTTTGTTGAGCTTTTTGTTTTTCTCTATCAAGTATTCTACTTGCACCAATACCGCCTTTTGATATTGTAATTTGTTTTTGAATATCACTTACGTAGTTTTGTAAATCTTTTTGTCTTTGTTCAAGAGCTTTAGACTCTTTCTTTCCTCTTGCCTTTGAAATTGTTCCAATTCTTTTTATTGCAGAATTTATAGCACCGGGAGAACCAAACGCAGATATTGCATTATAACCTGCCATAGGTCCTGATGATATTTGTCCGGTAGGCGTTGTTCCGTACACTTGATTTACGTATCCAGCAATACCTTGTTTAACTGGATCTGGTCGAAACGCTTGACCCACTCCTGACATTAATAAAGGAACTACACCCATTGCCAAACTTCCCATTTTTCCCAAAGCTTTGTTTGCCATCAGATTCATAAATGTTTGTCTAGGGCTAAATCTTTGTGCAAATCCTTGAGCAATATTTGATATACCACCAGTAAAATTTGGTTGTATTTGTAATGCAGGTATATCATTAGATTGTGGTTGCATAGATGCAAATTCATCAAAAGTATATTTGTTTTGAATATTAGGATCAGCATCTAAATAAGATTGTAATAATTCTTCATTCATTATCTTCTACCATCAGGTTCAACATCTGCTCTGAATGTTCCAAAACGCCAAGTCTCATCAACATCATCACATTGTATTTTAATATTTGCTAATCTTCCTCTAATTCTTGTATCTACTTTGTCTGTTGTAGTTGATACTACAAAAGATACAGATGTGTTTAAAGTTGCAGTAGGAAAGTTTTTAGTTCCAATTGTTATATCTGCATTACCTTGTAAGTTTTTAAAGTCAGGTAAAAATCTTCTTACATGTAATAAAAACTCACCATCTCCGTCTATTGGTAAATCGAAATCTCCTGATTGCACAAAAGCAGTTATTGCTGATGATGCACCATTTAAATCTATTTTATTTACACCATCTTCATGTAAATAATACGTAGTAGCTCCAAATGTATTTGTGACTCCATTAATTGTCGGAAATGAAGGTATTGCAGTTGAATTATACTCTGTAGCTTGTGGATTATCATATGTTATAGAATCAGCATATGTTGTTCTTGATAAAGACATAGTAGACCATGTATTTTCTACATAATTATATACAACAGATCTATCTACTTGAGTTGATGGATCACCAACTGGTGTGCCTTTTGGGTAAAACCAAATTATTTCATTGTATAAAGAATTATGTGATGAATAAACAATTTGATTAGATACATAATTAACACCAAGATTATCTCCATCTGTTTGAAAAACAAAATCTTCAACAAGACTTGGAAGAAGTTTTACTGTTCCATCATAAACAAAGAATCCACCAGCAAGTCCCATCCAATATACTTTTCCATCTGCATAAGCTGCAGCGTGTTGGCCCATACATCCACAGTTTGTACCAACCTGTCTTATACTAAATGTAAAAGGCGGTCCAACAAACTGCATGGTATATGCTGCTTGATCTGTTAATATTAATATATAGTCTTTACCAGACACAGCTGTAACTATTGTGTTTCCAGTGTCCAGTCTAAATGTCCCTGCAGTATTTGTTGATAAAGGTGTGTATACATTAAAGTTTTCTTGATCACTAAATCTAATAAACATAGGATCTTGTTTTAAAGGATTACCAATTTCAGTTTCTGTACCAAAATGAACAAAGTGTCTATCTCTGTCTGAAACTGCAGTTACAATAGATTTTGTAGGAGCACTTGTCATAATAGATGCTCTTTGTCCTAATGGATTAGCAGCACTTGCATCCCATGTAAATGTTTTACCATTTCTAATAGTTGCAGTTAAAATATCTCCAAAGTTATCTAAAGCCCAGTTACCTGGATCTAGTATAACTGATGATACAGTTGTTTGTTGTCCCCAACCTATAAATGCAGATATTTCTGTGACTAAAGATCCTGAACTATGTGCAGCTGTTGATGATCCTAATGCTCCTCTAGAAATACCCGTTAAATCATTTGAACTAACTCCAGTATATGTAATTATCTCAGCTGTTGCACTTCCTAATGCACCAACTAAAATAGTTCCACCAGTTGCAGAAAATCCAGTAGCTGATGTAAGAGTAATACTTGTACCACTACCA